TCGCTTCAGCTCTTGTTGAAGGTGTCCGTATGACAACAAACGCATTGACAGCACAGCAGTTCTCAATCACAGTTTCTGAGCATGGATACGGTATCGCTGTATCAGAATTGCTCCTAAACGCATCTTTCGATGATGTGATGGCATCTGCTTCTCGTCTACTTGGCCGCAACATGGCCCTTTACCTTGATGGACAGGCTCGTGACACACTTATGTCAGCGTCTTCAGTTATCTACGGTTATGACCGTACATCACTCAATGCAGTGAACAACTGGTACGACTACGGCAACAAGGGTACATCACGTGCTTCTTTGACAGGTAACTTCACACTCACAACAGCAACTGTTAAGGACGCTGTTGAGACCTTGGCAACAAAGAACATTCCAAGGTTAGGTGAAACTTACGTTTGCTTCGTGCACCCACACCAAAGCCGTAAGCTTCGTGACAATCCAGAATTTATTGAAGTAACCAAGTACGCAGCTCCAGGTAACTTCATGCTAGGTGAAATCGGACGTCTATACGACGTAGTATTCATCGAGACCACACAGATCCAGAAGGTTCCAAACGGTGCAGGTGCTAACTACACAGCTGACACCGCTGTAGCTCCAGGATCAATCGTTTACCCAACTGGTGGAGGTTACACATCTCCAACAACAAAGACTGGTAATGGTTCAAACGACCGCTACTCAGCTATCTTTATTGGTGATAACGCATTCGGTCACGCAATTTCACTTCCAGTAGAACTCCGTGACGGCGGTATTCTTGACTTCGGTCGTGAGCATGCACTTGCTTGGTACGCTATCTACGGTCTTGGTCTAATCACTGACCAGTCTGTAGTTATTGCAGAAACCAACTAATTAAATAGGGGGCTGGGCTTTGAAATCCAGCCCCCATTTCAACAAACCTATAGGAGAATAAATATCGTGGCAAAAGCTAAAGTAACCGACTTCACCGGTCGTCAACGTGAAGAACTGCTCAAAGCTAACGCAGAAGAAGTTGCAAAGCGAGCAGCAGAGATGTCAATCGCTTCACAAGTTGAAGCAGAACGTTTAGAGAAAGAAACTATCGATCTAACAACAGGTCCAGTACCTACTGTTATCGATGAAGTTGAATCTCTCGGAGTAGAGTCAGCGGATGAAACAACAGTTATCCGTGTGGCTGAAGACCTAGATTTTGTAACTATTGGAGTAGGCAATAACTACTCTTTCAAAGCTGGTCAGAAGTACAAGGTCCCTAGGAACGTAGCGGCACACCTTGAAGAAAAGGGATACCTATACGATCGGCTTTAATTGCCGCAACTTAGAACCCCACTCCGACAAACGCCCTCCTGTCGGAGTGGGCCTTTTTATTGAGACGAAATAGCATCATTACTGGGATTATATGAACTGTAAACGTAGAGTTTCGGAGGATAAGTGGCAACGTTAGCAGCACTCTCTGAAAGACTCAGAGCAGAAATCGGTGATCTCACCAATACCTTTGTTGAGAAGTTTGTAGGTAATGGTAGCGATCAGCGTTTCCAACTTACTGTAGCCCCTGTAAATGCACAAAGCCTACAGATAATCGTAAATGGTGAAGATGTATCTTCTGCCTGCGATATTGAAGAGACCACAGGGTTGGTAATCCTTCCCTCAGCCCCATCAGTGGGTCAACCTATTTCAGTCTCTGGTCAATCATTTAAGTACTTTACTGATGCAGAGATTCAGTATTACGTTCAAGCTGCTTTTCAACAGCACACTAAGTTCATGACGAATGTGGATGGGGTACAGCCTCATCTTTACAATATTACACATGAAAATGAATACCCTATTGTTATTTATGCATCTAGCTTAGCTTTATACACCCTAGCTACAGATGCTTCTTTTGATATTGATATCTCTTCTCCAGACGGGGTTATGATCCCTAGATCACAACGCTATCGTCAGTTAATGGAAATTGTGTATCAACGCCGTGAGCAGTATAAGGAACTATGTCAGCTTCTTAATATTGGAATGTACAAGATCAGTGTCTTTGATCTTCGTAGAACTGCTCAACGCACAAATCGTTATGTTCCACTTTACAAGCCACAAGAGGTTGATGATGGATCACTTGCACAACGTATACATCTTGAGATGCCAGATTACGGCGATGCTACAACTTCAGCCCCTGTGATTAATAAAGACCTATCTATGTACTCTGGTGATGATTTTGAGTACTGCCTACCTAGATTTAGTGCTGACTTGGCTAACTTTACCCCGTTTGCACAAATACGAATGTTTACACAGTGGCCAGGAAGTCAAGTTGGACCACTTGTTTTGGGAACATTTACAATTACCAAGAGTGCTTCACAGCCAGGTGGTATACTCGATACCTTAACATTAACATTACCTGGATCCGTAACCGCAGAACTACCACGTACTTCTTATTGGGACTTACAACTAAAGGATTCAGATGGTCGTACTAAAACATACTTGGAAGGTAAAGTCTTTAATCACTTCCAGGTCTCTATTCCACAAGGAGACCCAGAATAATGGGTAACTTCGACTTTCCAGATTTCGTAGATCAACCATCAACCACTGGCCCTACTGGTCCACGTGGCTTTACTGGTCCTCAAGGACCTACCGGTCCTGCCGGTGCCACAGGTGCTACAGGCCCTTCAGTTACTGGCCCACAAGGTCCTACCGGTGCAACCGGTGCGACTGGCGTAACTGGTCCAACTGGTTTACAAGGACCACAAGGAAATCCTGGAGCTACTGGATCAACTGGTCCAGCTGGAACTCCTGGAGCTACTGGTTCTCAAGGACCTCAAGGTCCTGCTGGTCCAACTGGGGCCCAAGGCCCAACAGGTTCTCGTGGACCTGCTGGAGATACCGGCCCTACTGGTGCTAAAGGTGATACAGGTGTATCTGGCCCTGCTGGTGCAACAGGTCCTCAAGGACCAAATGGTTCTACCGGTGCAACCGGAGCTAAAGGCGATAAGGGTGATACTGGTCCTGTAGGCCCTACAGGTGCACAGGGTCAACAAGGTGTTGTTGGTCCGACTGGTCCTGGTGGATTACCTGGATCTGCTGGCGCTACTGGTCCAATGGGACCAACCGGTCGTGATGGATCTGGCGTTAATATTCTTGGATCATATAATGACTACACAACTTTTATAACACTTCATCCACTAGGTATAGTTGGAGAAGGATATTTAGTTTCTGGTGAACTTTATATCTGGTCTGCTAATACAAACTCATGGACTGGTGTTGGAAATATTCAAGGACCTACTGGTCCTCTTGGACCTACTGGTTCACAGGGTCAGATTGGTTTAACTGGTGCGACTGGTCCAACAGGTGCACAGGGACCTATTGGTTACACTGGTCCAACTGGTGCTACTGGAGCCGTAGGTGCAACTGGTGTTGCTGGTCCTACTGGTCCACAAGGTTTACAAGGTTTAGTCGGCCCAACTGGTGCTACTGGTTCTGTAGGTCCAACAGGTTCTGTTGGTCCAACTGGTGCTACAGGTGCGACTGGTGCAGCTTCAACTATTCCAGGACCAACAGGTCCTGCTGGCCCAACAGGTGCCGGTGCTACCGGTGCTACCGGTCCGGCCGGTGCAACTGGTCCTAAGGGTGATATTGGTGCACAAGGTTTACAGGGTGCAACTGGACCTACTGGTCCAACTGGTGCACGTGGTGAGACTGGTCCTGCAGGAAATGCAAATGCACACAACGCTGTTCGTGTTGCTACTACTTCAAATTTAACTGCTACATATACGCCTGGAACTACAGTTGGTGCAGATGGTGGATATGGTTTAAATGCAACATTAACAATTCCTGGTTACCCATTTACAATTGATGGACAGTCTCCTCAAACAACTAATCGTATTCTTGTTAAGGATCAAACTGATGCACGTCAAAACGGTGTCTATGTAGTAACTCAACTTTCAGATAATAATGGCAACCCAACCATATTAACTCGTGCTACTGACTATGACAACTATGGAAACGCTACAGATGTAGGTCATGGTGACTATGTCTATACTGAAGTTGGAACATTAAATAACGGTCACGTATTTATTGAATATCAGACAGGCTCTGGAACTTTAGGTTCAATTGTTGTTGGTGTAGAT